TTTGTAATTAATCTAGCAGATTGTTGTGCAAAACATATTGAAAAACTGGAGAGTGAGAAGTGACCAAGGAAGAAATATTAGAAAAATACAAAGAACTAAAATTTCAGTTCGATAGTTGGCATAAAAACTGTTTTAATTATACTTCTAAATATGAAGGAAAAAGTATAGCAATAACAGCGCCCATGTATGATTACAGATCATCTTTTGAAAAAGAAATGAGCATCAAAGAATTATTAAATGAATCAGATTTTAGCCTTATTAGTATATTTATAAACATGAAAAAAGTGGAGAGTGAGAAGTGAGTACAGAATACGAGGAAGACTTGAATTTCAAAGAGCATGTTCATTTTAGAAAGACTATACATAATCTTATGCTGCGAATTGATTCTCTTGAAAAAGACAGGCACAGAATGGAGACAAAAATAGAAGACATTTTGGAGAGATTAGAATGACGACCATTAAATTAATCGATCAATTGAAAAAAATAACGGATGAATGGCATGATAGATTTCCAGAAAAAACAGATGAAAATAAAAAAGTCTTAAAGTTGCTTAAAGAGTTTCCATTTCAAAAAATGATCATGGCGTGCACTGAGAGAGTATCTTCTCGCGTTAAATTGCAAGTTCTCGAACAGCCCAAACAAGACATGTTAAAAAATGTTAAGAAAATTAAAGACCTTCAAACAGAAATAATACTTCGCCAATCATCTTTATTTTCTCAAATGGGTTCGATGGAGATAATAATTTCTCAGCTCAGAGAGAAGTTGAAAAAACTAAAAAAGGAAAGCAATAAATGACCGGCACAATTAGTAAAATGGAAAGACTTAATAAAGAGCTAATTCTACGCTACGGCAAAAACGTGATTGAGCATTATGCGGGTGCTAATTCTGATGAAACACATATTTTATATACCTATCCATCAAAAAAACGCTGGTGGCTAAATCCATCTTTACATCAACACAAAAGAAAAATCGTTGTTAATAAAACCGACTTTCTGTTTGAAAATATTAAACACATAAACAGCTTTAAAAATAACATATTCTTTGAAAACAAGCCCCTATATTCTTCTAAATTGCGCTTAGCATTTAGTATAAATACACAATAGAAACAACTGATTTTAAAGTTTCTCAAAATATATGTCAATATTTCTTGACAAACCAAATCTATGCGCTATACTGTAGTTGTGAGCTGATAAACATTTAATAAGAAAACAAAATGTTACTAGAACAATAACAGTCCTCCCTTGTCAGCTCACACATTATTAATCAGTTAAGGAGAACGACATGCCAAAAGAAACCAAAATTAAAAACAAAATTAAAAAGACAATGAGACTAATAGCGCTAACACAAAATAACAATATGTTAAGTAATCGGGCAGAACAAACAGCAACGCAAGCAATTAAAACGCTGCAATGCGTGCTAGCTCATAATGACTTTGATAACTATGAAAATTCTCAAGTCAGCATGCTAGTGCCGGTTTGGAACAAAACAGCAATAAAATTATTGGGGGCAAAATCATGAGCAGCGAAGATTTGAAAGAATTAGACGAAAAACTTATTGAAATGAACAGAGATATAATTAGGCTAACAGATACAATAATTAACAGCATAGAGCCTAGGTTAGAACGTCTTGAAAGAAACGTTCAGCCCGCCATATCTTACATGAGTTGAATTTTAAACAGATAAGGAGAACGACATGGGAATTAATTATGAAAAAAATATCAGAACATTAAGAAAAATAATAAAAGAAGGGATCACCATCCTCAAACAATACCACGAAGATTATTACGAATTAAATATCGAGATAAATTTTGAAATGATTTCTAACCAAAATAATTATTTACTAGGATTAAAGGTTGCATTAGAAACCATATTAGAAGGAGTGTGATCATGAAAACTAAGAAAAGTAAGTTACAAAGAGAGATCAGAAAACATGGGCCAGCACTGTTTGAGAAATATTCAAACTATTTCACGCCTAATAGTGAGCAAGCTTTATCACAAATTTGGGTAAAGAACTATAACGCTCGAAAAGAAGCTGAATCAAATAAATCACATACATTGAAGTTTTTTAAGAAATAAGGATACATTAATATGAAAAATTGTGCCAACAATATTAACGTGCTAAAAAGATGGATTAAAATTCGAGAAGAATCATTTGAGAAAATAAAAAAAGACCCCTCCGCCAGTCTTCATGAAAAACTAATGTATGAGTTTAGCATAGATGGCTTAACCGACGCATTAAGTATTATTGAGACCGGAGCAATTAAGGAGATTTAATCATGAATAAAACAAACAAAACTACTGTTGATGTATTATTAAGGTTAATAATTCAAGTGCGCGAAAAGCATAATCGCTATAGCACAATAGAAATTAATGAAGATGGATTTAAATCTTATATCTGTGACGATCCTTTTTTAGAATATGGACATCAGAATCATAAAACACTCGAGGAAGTTATAGAAAGATTTCATAAATTTATCGATTGTGATGATTTGTTGAAACATTCAGAAGAGAAGATAGAGAAAAAAATAACAGAGATAGAGGAAAATATGGAGAATGAAGCAACAGACCTAATAAGACTAAAAGAAAATCTTGTAAACCTAAAGAGAAAGGAGATTTAATCATGAATAAAATACTATTAAGACTCAAAGAAATGTACGACTGGCGCTATACAGAGCTAAGCAGAAGAGAGGCTTGTTTGCTAAAAGAAGCGTTTAAGCAAAATATGTTTGGCAAGGATCGATACAAATTTGTAAACGATAGATTAGACAAAGTAAAAAAGTGTATGGACTATCCCAAAATCAATTGTAACTATGCGATTCATCTAGAAATCGAAGCGTTTAAACAAGGCATAAGTGTGTTTGACTTACTACAAAACCTTAAGGGCTGAGCGATGGATGAGAAGTGCAAGAATTGCAAATTTATGATAGAATGGGAGAGCTGCCAATATCAAGGGCATGGAAAATGCAGACGATTTCCTCCTCATATAAATTTAGAAACAAGTGAGTCTGGCGAAAAATTAGTGGCAATTTATCCAAAAGTTTTTAATGGCGGCTGGTGTGGAGAACATAAATGGAAATCTAATTCTGATAAGTATGTCGCAACATTCCATAAGGAGTGAGCTATGGATGAGAAAGAGAGCGAAGAAATGTGGCGTCTTCAAAATCGCCTTTCTAAATGTGAATTATGTAATAAATATTTTGCAAGACAGTTTGTTTTTATCCATCAGCTTGGAGATTTAACAAAAGGTAAACCAGCAGATATTATAAAAACATTATCAACATGCATTAAGTGTGTACCTAAAAAGGACTGAACTATGGATGAACGGTGCGAGATGCTAACTGCATTGCTAAAAGAAAGTAGTGATTGTTCTTCTGATATGATTGTTAGCGATTTATGTGAAATTCGTAAAGCAATTAGTTTTGACAGATGTTTAACACAAGAAGAGATAGCAGTATTAGAAAACCATTTTATGAAAGAGGACTGAGCGATGGATGAGAAAAAAGACTTAGAATTAGAATTAATTGTTATAAATAAACGACTTATAATTGCGAAAAAAACAACAATAGAAAATTTTGAATTACAGATAACAAAGGAGCAAGACAAAATTAAAAAATTAAAAAGTGAAATATTAGACTGGAAGAAATAAGCTATGGATGAGAAGCCAACTAACCGGAGGGGTGATTAAAGTTGAATTTGAAACCCAATCACATATAATTTTTTCTTTAGCTAAAGAAAATGAAATGTTACGTGATAAAGTTAAATTTTTAGAAGAGATGAAAATACCACGCATCATTAATCATAAGAAGGGCGAAACAATTGAGCTACCTTCAGTTTTTCCTGAGATGAGATTGCCTTTCGGGTCTACTGCGGAATTAAAATATCGCGAAGAATATGATGATGCTGTTTTAGAAGCAAAAATAGGAAACATTAAAAAAACAAAACAATTATGTTATGCCGCTTATTTTTCAAGACCGCGAAACTGGAATGATGTTAGAAGATTAACAGAACATATAGATAAACTAAAAGATGAATTTATTCAGGTATTTTTCAAAGAAAACCTAGACAACTAACCGAAGCTACACAATGAAAGACATATTCGATTTAGACGATATCTCAGATTGTCCCGAAGATCTGCAAGAAGCGATCCGACCTCGGCGACAATATAGAGAAAATACGCAGTATAAGTATGTGTACGCGCTTTTTTTAAAAAAACACACATTAACCCTCGATGAGCTTCAAGTCGGCTTCTATCGCGAATATGGCACGTTCGTCAGTCGATATTCATTGGTTGGATCAATTAATTTACTAAGAAACAAAGGATCGATTATAAATGTGCGCCAGGGCGTGTATAGGCGAATTGGGGCAAACATGGGTGCGAAGAAATAAAGCAAAAATTCAGAAATTAATTGACAGCATTCAAGATAAATTATATTATTGAACATAACCATGCCCTGCACGCCACTAAACTATGCGCACCAAGCGGGGTTTTCTTTTGTTACGTTTACCGTAACACCTATACTTTATATAGTATGGGCATTTGTTTTATACTTGGTGGATGAGGTTGGATTCGAACCAACTCAGCCGAAGCGCGAAATTTACAGTCTCGTGTGCCTCACCGTCTGCACCGCTCATCCTTTTAAAACTAGATAATATTTAAGAAATCTTGACAATTCAAGAAACATTGAACAAAGAAGTATAACAAGTCTTTAATGTAGCAATAACTTCATCAATCGAATAGCAGACAAAACATAAAAAACCGTCCTCAGTTAATATATCAAACCATTTTTGCTGTTCAGGGGTAAGTTTGTTTTTACCAATTTTTAGTTCAATTGCGACACCTTTGTATTTTAACTTATCATCTGCCGTGTAAATATTAGGTGATTTTGTAATAATATTATCCAGAACCCCTGGCTTTACACCTTTCCTTTTTAATCGATAGCCTTGAGAAGGAGTGCATTTTCTTTCATTCGCAACATGAAACCAATGATCTCTTAATTCCGTTGAATCAAGAAGCTCTTTAAATGCCATTTGTAGGTCATCTTCAAGATGTTTATTCGTCATTTATTTTTTCCGAATTAATTTGATAATCCTGCTGAGTAAATATGTCAAACATCTCAACAGGACTCGTTTTACGAGCATATTTAATCTTTGAAACAACTTTTTTAGTGCGCGCAACACATTTGTTGCACAGTCTTTTATACTTTTTATCATGAAAATCCTCTGTTTTAAAATGTTTACTACAAAGTCCGCATCTGGATTTACCGTAATGATGAAACCAAATCATTTAATTTCCTTGACTTTTCAATAAATATTGACTAAACTTCTCAGCAATTATACACTATTAAAGGAATTGTCGCATGACAAACCAACAAGATAATGCAAGAAAATTAGTGAAACAGATAGCTTTGTACGCCGGATCAATGGAAATGCTCGTTGCTGAAATCAAATCAAAATGCAAAGTTACAGTATCGGATGGCACTCTTTATAATTTTCTCTCAAATTTTGATGAAAGATTGTCTGAAAAAAGCGCTACAGCGTTGTTACTTTATTGCCAAAAACATAGAATAAAAATTACGATGCGAGAATTAAGGCCTCACGCAACATATTTTGAATAAATACGTCAAAGTTTCTTGACAAACCAATGTTTCTTGACTATAATGACTGTAGATCAAAAACTAAAGGAGAGTGGAAATGTATGATTATGATATTGAAAAAGAACTTAAGTCTATAACTATTAATTATAGACGTGACATAGGATTATCTGATCTTGAATATGACGATGAAAAGTATGACGATGAACCGCAAGCTACATCAAATTATTACGAAGAAGAGAAAATGATTGACGACCAAGAGCGCGCTCGTGACATGAACAGTGCATAACATAACAGGAGAAAATTATGCGATCAGAGAAATTAAAACAGTTGATTAAAGATAAAGTAGATTTGAAGTTTAGAATTAAGGATGAGAAAGAGCTTATTGAATTGCTAGATTTTGCATTCACTTTAAATCTTAATTGGGTTGAGCCAGACGCTTCTCCTTTTTTAAGTAAAGTTAAATTTATTTACTTCGAGCATTTTAACAATATCTATTCAATAAGATATGACGATGAACACTCCAGAGAAAAATTTTTGTTATACGAAAACAAAGAATTCTCGATAGATAACGACCGTTTAATCGAAGAATGTAAGTGGCCTAATCTTAAGAAGCTGGTTGAGAATAAAGTGTCATTGAAATTTTACATTAGAGACAGAAATCAATATAAGGATTTAATAGAATTTTTTAAAACTTTAGGAGTGGACTTTGCATGCGACTTTAAACGCCAATGTTGCAAATATATTGTATCTAAGAGCACCGGATTTTTTGATAGATACACTGCTTTTTCTTATGGCGACTATCCTATATATCATTCAATTAAAGCACAAGAATTTGATTTTGAGAACGATTGCTTGGTTGAGGAAAAAATTATAAAAATAACATGGACAGATTTAGAGAGATTATTTGATATTAAATTTGAAGATTTTAAAAAATCAATTAAGGAAAATTTATGAGTACACCAGTGTTAATCATGGGAGAAAGCGGTTCAGGAAAGTCAACCAGCATTCGATCTCTTGACCCAAAAGAAACATTTATCATTAATGTACTAAACAAGCCGTTGCCATTCAAGGGATGGAAAAAACTTTATAAAGAAAAAACAGAAGAAGAAGGATCTATTTGTAATCTTTATAATACTGATAAAGCCTCTACAATTATAGCGTCTTTAAACAGAATAAACGAACTTACACATATTAAAAATGTTGTCATAGATGATTTTCAGTATGTCATGGCAAATGAATTTATGAATCGCGCTCTTGAGCGTGGATATGATAAATTTACTGAAATAGCTAAAAATAGCTGGTCAATCATTAATACAGCAATTAACTGTAGACCTGATTTAATCATTTATTTCTTAACGCATTCAGACATTGATATACGAGGAAAAACAAAGTGCAAGACTATTGGTAAACTGCTAGATGAAAAAATAACTATTGAGGGAATGTTTACTATTGTTTTAAACTCAATTGTAACAGATGATTGTTATTATTTTCAAACGCAATCAACTGATAAATATTGCTCTAAATCTCCAATGGAGATGTTTGATAGTAAAACTATTCAAAATGATTTACAATTCGTCTCCGATAAGATAAACGAATATTTTAACGAAGATATAACACAATAAGGAACTTAACTATGACAATCGTACCATTCAAAATGCCATCCCAAATGGAAGATGGAAAAGCAGTATTTGTTACTGAGAGTGCAATCTCTAAGAAATCAGGAACAGGAAATGATATGCTAGAACTCGATGGCATCATCCATCAAAATGATTTAACTAGAAAAACTAGAACATGGTTGATGCTAGATGGCCCGATGTTTTTTAGAACAAAACATTATTTTAAGTCTATTCAAAAATTCGATCAATTAGAGAATGGAAAGATTGATACAACATCTTTAATTGGCGCAAGAACAGCATGTCTTATTGAAATTGAAGCTAACATGAAATATGGGGAACGTTCTATTATTTTAGATTTTGAAGAAGACCAAGATCAAGACCCGTTTAAAGATGATAAGATTAACTTTTAACAGATAAGGACTGAGCTATGATAATACATCAATCGGGGGGTTTTTATGTATTTTTCCTTGTTATGTTTCTTATTTTTTGTACAGGTTGAACTATGAAACAAACAACCTTAACATGTAACTATTGCAATAAAGAGTTTGAATATGAAATAGAAATAGGCGATGGATATAAAGAGGAAGATGGCACAACGCATATCTGCGCAAACCCTGAATGTACGGTTTATGCATTATACCAAGTTCCGATGGAAGGAATGCCAAAAAAAAATAAAACCATCAGATAATTTTTATTTATTTTTTACTTTTAAACTAAACTCCGCAATCTGACTAAGCATGTCTTTGATTGATTCTATGTCAGATTTCATCATTGATAGGTGTCTCTCTATTTCTTCTTCAATCAAATCTTTTGTCTCAGACCTTGATAGCGTATTTGCTATTTTCTCTTCTAGTTTTGCCTGCTTTACCATGCTCATGCGATAAGATGTGGCAATAACAAGTATTAAAACAGCATCAGCACCTACGTTAATTAAATCTAAACTTACCATATCAATTCCTCCTTTTCCATTTAATCCCTCACCTAAAGAGGTTTTGCTGATTAACACTATTATTATGTACACCAAGCGATTTATCTTTCGTGTTTAAGTGAAACCATTGCGCTAACTGCATAAAGGCGTCTGCGGCGTGTGAGTTACTAGTAACAACGCCCGACTCAGACAGTACGTATGCGTGGTGATGTTCGACTTCTATATCATATACAGTTTCTGCTGGCTGTCTTTTCACGCTTAATACGCGCGGCAAGATTACTTGCTTCTCTGAGTTGTTTCTTATTTGCTTCGCTTCCCCCCCACAGATTCGTTTTTCCGTGATGCTTAGCATGGTCTGATGGGGTAAGTAACTCAAGATTTTCGACAGCATTGTTAGCTTTATTATGATCGATATGATGAATGACGAGACCTTCGGGTATATTGCCGTTATGATACTCCCATACGTACCTGTGCATATACTGCGTTGTGCCTGTAGACTTTGATGCGTAGTACCATGTTTTGGGTATGCAGCGAAACATAATCCCGTTGAACCGTTGTCCATCATGTATGGCCTCAAACTCTCTGCCATTCTTAGCATGCAGCCTGCAAATCCAGTTATCCTCCGAAAAATCATCCCAATCTCCGTTAACAGGTACAACTGCGTACGCTGAAGGGATCTCCGCATTTCTGCTCTCCCACAGAACCCTATGGAGCATCTTGAACTTTCCTCCAATCTGACTGACGTACATCCCTCTATTTTTCCAGAATCGGTATCTAACTCCTCGAAACTCTCTATAAATGCCCTTCTTATCCCTCTGCTGTCTGCTGACCATTTTACTGCCTCTTCGTTTGTGAATAAGACCATTCCTGGCGTCACATTACATGCTTCGACAAGACCGTCAGACGTAAAGATCTTGTGCCTTAAACTACACCTAACAATAACACGATTGGGCAGTTGCAACAAGATTATATCTTGTTTACCAACAGATTGCGCCCTGACAACTTTCGGGGTTAGTCCTCCTATTGACACTCTATCTCCAGCGGAGAATTTATCAACAGCTTTGGGGCCATTTGGTGTATCTATTAATGTGCCCTTGGGAAGACAAGCCCAGTCATGTACGGGAGCACTATAAGTTTGACTTCTTTCATTATATTCAGCATGATATTGTTGTAGACAAGTAATACCATATTCACAATTTGCTGCATGGAAATAACAACGACTAAAAACAAATCTTGCTTGCTCAATTGCATTTTGTTTATGATCAATCTTGGGAACAATTTTAAATCGAAGTCCTAACTCAAAAGCTAATTGTTGTACGCTTTTTTTAAGCTTAACATCTTCATTCGCACCATCATGGGGTGCCCAATGTTCACCGTAAACAATTCCATTCTTATCTCGAAAGTCTTTTACATGATTAACAAAATGTGAAATTTCAATATTTGAGTTTTCATAAAAAGAAATCAATCTGATTTGATTACCACAAAATTGTACAAACCAAATTGAAGTTGCGTCTAACCCTAAATCCCAATAAGTACTCACCGGAAGTGAAGTGTCAATTGGAAAATCTAAAATACGTTTTTGATCATAGGCAACTTTTAGTTGACGTGCAAAATAAGCGCCAGGAACAGCGGCCAGGAAAGAGCAATTATATTCTTGGTCGATCATATTGTCTGACATTCCGCTATTTCTATCCTCCTCAATTTCTTGGGGCGATATAAGTGGTTTACCATCATGATCAAAAGTATCTTTTACAGTCAAAATTCTGGAAAACCACTTAGGATTATTAATATTTTTTTTATAAAGCTGATAAAAATGATTCTGACCAAAGGGAGTGGAAATAAATGCCGCACTGCCGTTATTCTTGGTTAAAATCGGACGTACAATATCCCATGTTCGGGGGTTTTGTTGAGAATATTCTGAAAAGGTAACATGTACCGGATTTAATCCGCGAAAATTTCCGTACTTATCCGCTCCCATTAATTGGAAAACTGACCCATTCTTAAAATTAATTCTCATTTCGGTATTGTTGGGTGTCCCATCGATTAAATGGGGTGGGAAATAATCCAGATATGGTTTACCCTCTTCATCCATTCCATTCCATATGACTTTACGTGCATTGGTTAGTGTGGGAAGGGTGTGCAGATAAGTTCCTATCCTTGATTGAGAGCCCGCAATGGCCAACGTTAACCAATTGATATCTTTTCCAGCTCGGCGATGCTGTATTTCTATAAAACGTTTGGTATTTTCTAGGAAATATTTTTTCCACACGACCATCTGGAATGGATAGGGATTAAAATCATAAGGATATAACGTTTTTACGAGCATTAAAAATCCTTATTTCAATTTATCTTTTTGTCGGGAACCAAATGAAGAACCTAAATAATATCCCCAGGCAGCGGATGCTCCGCCACCAAGAAAACCGATCATAATATCTAAAATTGATACCGCATCTTTTTGAATAGGTATAAATGCGACCAATAATAAAACAGTTAAAAATCCTACAGTAAGTAAATAAGCCAATATTTTCGGTGTATTATCTTCTTTACCGGTTAATGCTATTCTCTTGATTTCTCGATTTCTAGCATTTTTTTTATCAGTAACTTCCATTTCAAAGTTTAACCTTGCAGTTTTGGCAATTTCTATGCGTTCATTCGATTGTATTTCTAAAAGCTTCATAGCAACTTCAGGATCGCCTTTCATTTTATTGTAGATATCCTGAGGGTCATCAGGATTTGCGCCAAATACAGCCGCCAGAGTGCCTCCTAAAGCTGCGCCAGCAGGCCCACCAACCACCCCGCCTAAAATAGGCGCGCCAAATTTAATAATATTCTTTCCAAGTTCGGACCAATCCATAATTTCCCCCTATGTTCCACGTAGAACCTTAACTAATTAATTCAAAGATAAAATTTCAAAATGACCGGGATCCCAGGAAGCTTTTACATCTTTGTCTTTAAGCTCATCTTTGAAATCACCACCCCATCGTAACCTATGACTCATCATACCTGATTCATATAATTGACGTGCGATTTGCATTATCGTTGCTCCAAAGATGAGGAATCTTTCACGATTATCAAAATTGATTGGATAAGGAGCAATATCAACGGCCATTGAAGGCTCTCCATTGTGTAAACTGTAAGGATAATGTTTTTGGGATCTGTTTTCCCTATAAGCCTGCTCTTGTGCTTCTTCTGATCGTGTCCCACATATAATCGAACAATCCATCGTTTTAATAAACTCCCTGAACAAAACAACTAAATCGTTATGGCATGTACCCAAACGATCCAATGATCTTTCGCTAAAATATGGCATTTTTAAATCCCCCATCTAATTGTTCAATGTTTATTCCCATGAATTTTTTCTAGATATATTCTGTAATAACAATAGTTGAAGCAGATACACCGCCAAATAATTGAACACCAGCCCGACCGTTAAAATCAACTCTTCCAGCACCTGCATTTTTCCCAAGTCTAACCCTAAATGTAGTTGCCGATGTTGAACCACTTGTCACTGTCTGAGATAACGTTGAAATCATTGTTGTATCAGTAGTTGCCCCAGACTCATCAGCAATAGCACCAACGGCATCCACAACCGCATCACGGAAAAGAGCCATACTTACAATACCCGTTGCTACCGCCATAGAATAATTAGCAATGACATCAATACGAATATTAGAATCAGCTCGCTTTGGTATAATGACTAATGTCATATATTCATCGCCTTCGGTAATTTGAGGGATCGTATTATCTAATGGAATCACAGTCGTTCCCGTTGCCAATGTACTATTAGATACACTCACTATTTGAAGTATAACGGTTGACCCATCATGCAATGATTTTGGCGTCAAGAATGTATTATCATTTGTACCTGCAATAACAGCTGATTGTGACGCCGGTGTTAAATTAATATCTTTATCCGGCATTGTTAAAACTCGTATAGTAGATGCTGTTATTGCCCCTACATCAATCCTCATTTGTTTTGTGTCGTCAACCGGATCAGCAACCAAACTAACATTATCAGCCATAGGCGATGTATAAGTCTGTATCCAACTTGTTAAGGTTTGACCTGTGTTGGTTCGAGGATTATAAACCCCTATTAAATCAGTACCTGGCGCAGCCAATAATTGTGATATGAGTTGTGAACGTAAAGTTGAGGTATCTGGATTTTCTACATCCGTTACATTTTGAATATTACCCAATGCATTAGCTTTCCAAATTTGATTTGCGCCCAACTTAGGAATAGTCGTTTGACCCACTCCTAATACTTCACCAATCTGATAGGTTAACCCAGTATCTTCTATAAGTGATTGCACTTGATCTAGCAAAATAGTTAATTTATCAAAGGCATTCTCAACACTTTGACCTGTAAAAGTACCATCTACACTATAATCTGTTTCTTGTGTTTCAGGAACTGCACGATTAATGGTAATAATATCATTAACGGCAGCCCCCACTAATAAGGTAACATTTCCGCCATTATTATTACCAACGTTTGAAACTGTATAGTCAGTTCCTTCGGTCAATAAATCAGCCGTTGGATCAAAAGCATTCCCCGCCAATGTTTGGTAAACATTTAGATCGGTCGCTACAAATATCTTAGACTTATACGGAAAAACGGTTTCACCTGGTATAACAACAGTATATTGTCTTCTATTTGGATTATCGGGTGTTACTGTCATTTTATTATTCCTTCTGTTGCTATTTCAAATTATTGAAATAATTTTTGAACCCAAATCGTTTGACCAGTTCCTGATTTCAATCGACTATTAGCACGTGCCGTAGAACCTGGATCAAGTGACTCCGCAAATTTACTATACAACACATTTTTGAAAAGTGCATGCATAAACCATAAATTTGGCGTTAAATCTCGTCCAATTTTTAATGCACTTAATCCTGGTTTTGAGAAATTGATATCCTTTCCTATTTGATCAAATTTTGATGCAACAGGCCCTTTTAAAAAATCCATGATTGAATGACCATACGAAAAATAATTTCCCATGAAAAAATCACCGTATAAACCAAATGCGGGTGCCAACAAACGTTTAATATTTTCTTCTTTTGTAAAGTCAGGAACTGTTTCACCTTTTAATAAAGCTGCTGCTGATAATCCAATCCCTGAAAAAATAGAGACACCTACCATCAGCTCAGCCATTCCACCTAATACATTAAACGGCGTACGATTAACCCCTCCAATTAATTCACGTTTAATGACTCGATCAACAAAGGCAAAAGGAAAAGTTTTAAATTGAAAGAAAAATCTTGATAATTCTCCTGGAATGGTTCCTTTGGGACCTCCCGAAGCGGCTAATGCTCGTTCTTTTAGACCAGGAAAAGGAACAACATGTTGTTCAGCATTAAAAAAATGTTTTGTAACCAAATCTTCAAGATCAATTTTAGCAAGATTAATAGCAGATTTGGATGCCTTTGGATTATTAATATAATCTTTAATGACACTATCAGGCAATTCTCTTACTGAATCAGCTAAAATATAAAGTTTCTTATCAGCCAATCGTTTGCCACTTTGACGGATTGCATCCCACTCTCTTTCACCAATTGCACTATCAGCCAACGATTTTTGTAAATCAATATTTAATTTTCCATAAGGTATATTACGATTAAGCGCTAATCGTCTACCTAATTCTGCTGAAATGCCACCCATTCTCTCCCAATCCCATGGATGCTGACCATTCAAATTAAAATATTGAGATTGTAATCGTGAATAACCGGCGCCGACAAGAGATTGATCGGGCGTATATCTTGATGCAATCGCACCCGTTAAAGATTTTGTTGAAACGACCATTGAATCAAGTACTTGTCGTCGTTCTTTTGAAGGAAAAATAGCAATAAAGTTTTTTACACCTGTTGCCCAACGATCTCCAAATGTTACACCATTATATTTTAAAGTTGCTATTTCATTAGCAACATCTGAAAAAGAATGGAGAGTAGAGAATCCTAGGGTCTCCATACGTGCAAAATCTCTCAAATTCTGACCTATTTTTGCCATTCTTGTATTTACCACTCTACTTGAACTTCCATCCATTACAGTAATTAAGCGTTTAGAACTAAAAGCATAAAGTTTTGCTGATTGTGTTTTTTCTTTTGATGCCTCTTCCTTAATACGTTTTTCTAAATATCTTAATCCTGTTGGACCCGTTTCTTGTAATAAAGCCAAATCATTTGATGTTTGATGTAATTCACGATCTAATGTTTGAGCTAATGTTGCGCGTCCCATTTTATATTGATAAGCTATCCAATCTTTTCCATCATTAAAATGGTAAGTACGATGACGTGAATTAATTTTTTTCTCAAGTGCTGCGCGTTGTGTATAAGCGACCTCTGAATCAATTCCAGTAACATGTGATAAATCATTTTTCGTCTCATGCAAACCTGAAACGAATGATTTATAATCTTCCCACATCTGTTCTTTAATTGCCGATGCTTCTGGTTTTATTTCAGTAAAGGTCCTCTCAATATTAAGTTTAGGATGAATAAAATCATGCCATCGATTAAAGGATTTCCTTAAGAATTTATCATTCACTTCTTCAACTGCTTCTTGACCACCTCTTAACCAAGCTGCCCCTCTTTCTAATCGATATAGATTTCGCGTTAACTGATCTTTAAAAAACGAATCATCATACTTACTTAATTCGTAAGGATCATGAATTGTCATGGATATACGATCTTCTAACGGTTTTATATCAGCACCAAATCGATTTAATATTTTTCGCTGAAATTCTTGATTGTGCGAAATAATTCTAGCGACTTCTTTAGCACGAGGATCTCCCGTATCAACTCCTTCTTTTTCAGAGATAATTTTTTCTTCATTGTTAAGATTTAACAAATATGATCGTAAATCCTCACCTAATTCATTTTTTCCTTGCAACATAGTTAACAATCCATCGGGTGAACTTAATAAACGTCGATAAGTCGCGCCAAATTGAGCGTTAATTGAATTGCCGACTCCAAACTCTGGCCCTTCCCCGCCTGCAATCTTATTAAATATTCCTCTTGATTTTGATTTAAACTGACCTACGTGAGATTCAAACTTTGCACGAGCAAATGCATCTAATTTAGCTTGTTGTTGCCTTTTTTTAGAGAGATTATCATATTCTCTTTGAATTTGTTCAGAAGCCATCCTAGAAGCTTCTGAATCAGTCATATTGTTTTTTATTTTTAATTTGCGTGCGCGATTTCGAATACGTTCAGTCACCTCATCAATTAATGATTTGTTAAAAGGAAGATCCTCACCAAAAATAGTTTTGGCAAGTTCTAAACCTAAATTCGCACATGCATCTCTAACCAATTCGCACCCCCACACAATCTGCAATTCTTGTGATTATACGTTGAAATTTCGGTAATGCTTTAGCGAAATCATTTGTTTTCTTAATATTATCTACAGTTTCATCGTCCAGTAATCCCTGATCATTCGCTTGTTGAATAAAGCCTTCAGCATTTGCGGGTAATTCAAAATCGTCATCATCGGGAAGTTCATTGATGTCAGTGGCGAGTGGTCGTTCATTTGGATTTTGAAAGAATGAATTATCAGGTGATACCTGGCGCGCTTCCCAGGCATCTTGTTCTTGTGGTGAAATTGGAATAGGGTCTTGACTTACAATATCTTTTGCACTTTGATTGGCAACAAGAATTTTTTGTGTTACACGCTTTTCATTGTTCAAATCGGTTAACTCATCTTGAGCTATTTGGGTTGGCAAAACATCCACTTCTCTTTGTTTATCTGCAATTTGACTATCTAAATTTGTGATATGACCATTTAATGTATCAACATTATCACTAATATCTTGTAGTGAAGGGTCAACACCCGCTGCTCGCTGCGCATTAAAAGCACGTTTTGCCTGTAATGAAACATCTACTTTTTTATCATTATCAATCTGGGCAGCTGCTTGATCAAATCCTTTTCTTAATTCGCCTGGATCAGCAAACTGAACCATTCCTTTTTTTAATCCTAATGCATTTATATTTGATTTAAGTTTACCTGCATTCGGCATCATAGTTTGAGTTAAATTTCCTCGCAAATGATGCATAAAATGTCCTATGGCTTGACCTCCAATATCAAAAGAAGATCCATACAATGAATTATAAGCTGTATCTTTCATTGCATCTAAATAATTATAATCATCTTGTATTGGGGTATTTTCATCTAATGCAGCTCTAGCAAAATTCCCAGGAGCACTCGAAATAGCAGTGGTAGCTCCTCCACGTATAACAGCCTTAATCCCCATTTGAGCGATCTTATTCGAGACTAATTTTGCTGCTATTCCTTCGCCAAGTTCACCAAGAAAAGGTCCTGTAATAGCTCCTACAGCCGCTGTGACAGGTTGTGTTGCAAACCCTCCAATATCACCAATGCCTCGATTAAACGTCGAATACCATCCATCAGGCATCCGATGTTGAATATCTTCTAACGCATTAAAAGTTTGTTGTCTGGACTTTAAAAATTCTGCTGATTCTGCTGGAGTTTTATCATCAAGACTGTAAGCAGTCAAAGCACTTGCAAGAGCACCATGCAAAAGAGTTTCTTCACCCGCTGCACCCATTCCCTGCAATCGAGAAGCTGGCATATTTTCCTCACCATACTTTTGAACTGCTGGATCAACATCAACAGGATCTCTGTGTACTAATATTGGCATTTTATCAATCCTTCGTTAATGCAAAATTATCAAAACGTATTTGCAATGGTGTCGTTTCAATATTTTTTAATGTCAATGGTATTTTCTTAACCATAGGCGCGAATTTTCTTAAGAAGTTTGGGTCAGCGGCTTGTTTTGATGTAAATCCAAATAATCGATGTCCAGGTAATAAAATCGGATGACCCATTGAATCAGTCTTAATATAATTTCCCTTGTTATCATTAATCCAATGCCCCTGATTAATAGCATTTTCACGAGTGATATTAGTTAAATATTTGTGTGATAAATTTAATGATGGATTTCCTTCTGGTTCAATCGGTGCGGTTTTTAAATAAAAATCCATATAATTCATGGTTTCTTTTACTGAATCAGGATTTTGATCATGCGGAACTACATACGACCGTCCCACATATGAAAATAAATTTGTCACAAAAACAGTTTTTATTTGTTTGACAACTTGGTCTTGCGTCATATTAGAATTAGCATATAACCATTGACCATATTTAAACATCGTATTTTTCAATGAATCAGTTGTTGAAGAATCAGTATGTGCGCCTGCATTAATCGCAGTGAGATATTTATTAACAGAATCATCTGTAAATATTGCCTTCTTTAAAGTTGAATTAGGTTGTTTAACAGCTTGCTGTGTGCCCTTTAATACAACAAGATTTGTTAATTTTTGATCTTTTGAAGCTGTAGAATCATGTGTAAGAGCTGCCTCAACTCCTTGCAGGTAAACTGCATTCGATGGAACTTGAGCAATATTAACTAAATCAAAGTATGCCGTATCTAAACCTGCTTTAACCAATCCATTTTTATAATAATTAAAATTATCAGGATCACGGCTTAATTTATCATTTAACATTTTAAGACCAGCTTGTAAAGATTTCTGACCCGTTGCAGGATCAACGGCATTCCTAATCGAATCAGCATCAGTAATATTTAAAGACATGGGTTGTGCTTGAATTTTATTATCAGGAATATTCATTTGCTTTTCATGTTCAACAAAATAATTAGTCATCGCTTGTGCTTTATTTTGAATAGCTGGATTATTTTCAATTGCCTGTAAATCACCTGACGAACTTTCTCGATTAAGTACAAATCGCACTGGATTATTTTCCATATTTTGAGCAACTTGTTTCAACCGAGTTGACGCTGCATTTTTAGATGCAAGAATATAAGAAGCATAAGGACTTTTTGCTTCATCACCAACCAGTCCTTCATTCTTAAGACGAATAGCGGTACTTGTAGCATCTTGTAAATTCTCACTATGAGATTGTACTATTGCATGAACATTTTTATCAATTTCAAGTTCGTGAGATAAATCAACAGCAAGCTCTGGTTTTAAACCAATAATATCCGTTAAAAGTTGAGGATTAGGCGTACCCGTCGCAATGGTTTGATCATGCAATGAATGAATTTTCATTTGAAGATTTGCTCTGTTAATTCCATCATTTTGCGCAGCTTGAACATCAATCGCATGCATTTTTGATAAAGTAACATTCCTATCATGTGGTGAATAAATTTTATCAAATTGCGGAGAGGTTAATACAAAATTACGATATTTTGGTAACTCTGGTGCTAAAGAAGGATCTTGAGCAACTTGCTGTCTTAAGTTTTCATAATGACCCAATAGTTGTTGAGTCGTAAATTCCTGATTTGCACTTTTTTTATAAACAGCACCTTGTTCACCCGTAATCATTCTACTTGCAACACCATCTTCTACTAATTGATTAACTTGACCATGGAATGATAAAGCACCTTGCGTTGCAGGATTTAAAGAAACTGTCCCAGGAGGGCTTTTTTTAAAAACATCAATAAGATCATTACTATGACCTATTCTTGCGCCTTCACGTGCAAGATTTCCCATTTGATTAGAAAAAGTTGAAATACTATTTTGAAATTGAAAAGCAGTTTCATTTCGAGCCACACTCGCAGCCTGCAATGCCAATCGATTCGTAATTAAATTTCGATGATAAGATAACATGCGTTCTGTATAAGGACGATTTGCCGGTAAAACGGACGCCACCGTTGCAGAAGAATACTGATCATAGATTTTGTTAAAATCACCTACATTCTGTACAGAAGGTGATTTTTGCATATATTCCTGACCTAAAGCAGAACTGTGATTGATAATATCCGTTCCCACTTTATATTTTTGTGCAATCGTCGCTGATTTGATTTGAGTAATACCTACTTTCATAGCCGCTTCACCCAATTGGCCTAATCCTTCTAACTGAGGGGATAGTGGCATTGCAGGTCCTGGTGCAACAACTGTCGCATCTTCAAATCTTGGTAATTCACCTTGCATTTTTTAAATCCTATTTTTAATCTCTTTTATCAAATAATTTTTAAAAATTAAAATAATAAACTTCTTCTCTGTGTAGTAGCAGGATCCCCAGGCAAACGTGCTAATTCTGTTCCAGTACCTGTTTGTGCTGCTGTACCACTTGCCGATGCACCTGCTCCCCCTTTTGACATCGCTCCTCCAATGGCTGTCCCAACCGCAGAAACATTCTTGGCACCTATTAACTGTATGACAGCCAAAGGATTACCCCATGCAGCTCCAATTAATGTACGCCGTATATTATCTTCTTGTTGTTTAATGGAAGCACTTGAAAAAGCTAATTGTAATGAACGTGCCTGACGATCTTCTGAAAACTTATCAAAAGTATCCTGTTGAATCGCTGAAAAACTTGCTGAACTTGGTGAAATACCACGTGCTGCTTCTTGAGCCGTTTGAGCAGATAAAACCTTTGATACTTGTTCATCACGCATACGATTTTGTTCAGTATTTTGTAAACGTTCTTGTGCTAAACGTGTGCGCAACACTTCTGTTTGTTTACCCATTATCATCGCACTAGAAGCACCTTTTGCAGCAGCACCAGCCGCAGCAATGATAATTGGTACGGCAACTACTCCCATCTTTAACTCTCCTCAACTTGTTCAACAGAAACTTCATATCCTACACCCAAAATTGTCATAGGACTTGGTTTTGTTTGTGTAATTGAAATATCTTCTCTACGTTCCCAATCACTTAAATTATCAAATTCAAAAATATCTGTTTTAACTGCTGGCGGTTGATCATAAGCATCTGGTCCGAACTCACGATAAGGGATTAAAACGCCATCAATCAAAACATCTAATGACTCATAATAATCAATAAATGCTCGTATAATTCTTTTCTTAATATAGGTAGTTGGTCCGACTTGACTATTTACCTGTACCGGCATCGGTGTTAATAAGGGATCAAACCTTAAACCAACTTCAACATTGGTAACAGTTTTATCAATCGTTATTTGATTACCCACTACCGTTTCATCACCTAACACTACTCCATCACCCCGAACTTGTACCAATTGACCTTCTAGATGATCTAACCCTGTAATAATTTGACTTGGTGGTGTTAATGTTTGAACAGAACAACAATCCATAAATAATGTGAAGTCTAATTTCTCAAGATAAACGACAGTTGCTCCATCAATTATACGTTCAACTAAAAAATAAATTCTATTATCAACTTCTCTTATTCGTTTGAATTTCCCTGAACTATTATTGTTATTGGTTGTTTCGCTCAATGACCAAGCCTCTACATTTTCAGATTGTAGGGATTGAAATATTCCCAATGTCCCATCATTATTCACAATAAAGAGATAATTTGAATCTTCGGTCGTCGAACCGCTTAAGACACCGGAATCAACAGGATTAGTAATGACTTGTGGAGAAACCAATGACACTTCAATAGAATCATAAGATTGACGACCGGAATCAAAAGTAAAAGACATTACCCCTCGACCACCACGTTTAACAAAAAAAGTTTGATTGTCAAAAACAGTTGGGGCAACATCGGTAATACCAAAATTTGATTGGCGTCTAAAAGCATCATTTCCAGGTGTAATCGCCTTTCCATCTAATTGTGGAATAGTATGTTCACTTCTAGAAGTAAATATCTGTAAAGACTTATCGCCCACCACATATTTAATTTCACCGACCTTATCACCATCCAATCCTTGCTGAATTGAATCTGATTCCTTTCCATCACCTATATCAAAATTTCGATAATCATTCACTACTGACATAAAGATCGTTTCTTTTAAGGATTTTGCTCCGCCAAAAACCAATCGTCCTTCATAAAATGTGATGGATAAAGGCCATCCACGATCGGCGTCACTGCTCCATGCAACCTCTTGTAGACTCACATTATTTCCTTGCAATGAAACTGCACCAAATTTTGAAGTGATTATTAATTGAACGGTAGAAGGATTAGTATAAGTTTTTATTCGGGCTGAACCAATCGGCTGATTAAGGGATGTTGGGTCACCAACCCCTTGAAACAAACCGCCCTTATGAGCTGACACAAAAATAGGCGCACTCGATGTTAATGTTGCCGCACCCAAATTAACAGTTGATAATGTAAAAGTAATAGAATCATAATCCTGTCTAAAATCCTCAGTAGGTAAATTCTTAAAAGTAATTGGTGCAATTGTCCAGATAGTTTCATCATTCACATTTCGATAAATCTCTTGGGGTTGTGTATCTTGTTCCGCTCCCACCATGAGATTATACTTTTGATCAAAATCAACGGTGCGTGTTTCTAACATCGCCCCTGTCCACGGAGTCGTTATATCAGCAATCTTCACATCCGCACTACTATACACAGCAATATTAAGGTTTGTAAAAACAAAAAGATAACTATTGTTATCATCATAAATAAATTCACCGAGCATATATTGATTTGCATTAGCGGTAATAGTCGTAATATATTTTGTACCAAATCGTCTTTTCGCCCCTCCTTGTGGAATCACCACCATATTACGTAATTTTTGCGCACCTTTCATATAAATAGCAAGATCAGTACGCGCCAACATTCGCGGTCCGAGTTCACCGTGCGTAAAATCATTTTGATTGACTAATACACCCATATATTTTAACCATTTCGAATATTATCTGCAAAATGCGCTCTATAAATCTCACCCGCTTTCAAGACACCATTTGGATTAACTTTTGAATCAATATATCGGGCTTTCTTTTCCTGCAATTTTGATTCGGCTGCCCAAATTGCAACAATTCCTTTTTGCTGAGTGATCAATAACCCAATACTTGCCGCTAATTTATAAATGACTGCTATTTCGAAATAACTCGGAAATGTTGACGCATCAGGTTGAAAAACATAATCAATCTTTAATGTCGATTGATTGGAATATATCTTATCTTCATAGATTAAATAATTGCTATCAGAATAAACTTTAACAAGCATTTTATAAGCCGGATCCGTGGGTAATTGAAAGACATTTTCCCAGTCATCAGGAGGGGCGCTTTCGGTTAGTTTCCGAAGTGTTTGAGTGGTCACTGCAAAACGCCACGGTTGTGGTCCGCTAAAAAAATCGCCGATTAAAACATCATACCAAGTACTTGCTGCTGCATGAATTGGATTACCTGTATTAAAATTGGAAACATCGGAAACAGGAGGTTTTCCCAATAAAATAAAAACATTCGAAATGATTGATACTTTTGATACCATCATTTAAATCCTTATTAATTAGAGAGGAGTTTCACCCCTCTAATTTTTTAGTTTTAGACTACTTGGATAGCCGTCACTGATAAGATATCAGCATTAGCTAAAGCGGCTGACATGGTCACAAGAACTAAATCAGCACCAGATCTCACTGCTGTAACACAATAAGAGGCTGCACCAGCAATTGCGTTTCCTGTTACCAGGATAACATCAGTTGCAGCAACGCCAGTCAAAGTAACGGTATCAGTTGTCGCAGCTCCACCAGCCCATGTGTGCAATTTAGCAACACGGATTTTAGGAACAGCTAATGTCACCACACCGGTGTTTGCCATCGTGGCATCACCAGACATGACAGCAACCGTTGCGGTCGTACCATTACCGATCATTATACCGGTGTCAGTTTTTGCATCTAATGCAACACCAACCCCACCAGCTGATCCAATCATGATGCTACCTTCGACCAATGCAAGTTTACTCAGTACAATAGCGGCATCAGACTTGATATCTGCATTGATAATGACATCCGGCGAAATCGATACGACAGCACTCTCTGTTATTGTAGCATCGCCACTCATGACAGTCGAAACAAGGGCGACCCCATTTCCAACCATAACTGCGCCATCTGTTTTGGCATCTAGTAAAACGCCAGCACCACCAACACCTACAATAATATTACCACTTGTCACGGCAAATTTGCTCGGAACAATACCCGCAGTTGCATTGACTTTTGCATTCGTAATTGAACCATCAGCAACCACGGCAACAACATATTCAGTCACTGTGACGTTTGTGGTAACACTCGTCACTTTTGCTGTCATCTCATCATCTGTACCGATCAGCTTCATGATATCACCAACAGCTAATAGTTTGATTTTAGTATTAAAAAATCCACTCGCTGTAATTGTTGCCAAAACATCCGTTACGGTATCTTTATAAGACCACTCACGAATGACATTCCCATCTGAATTTGCACCGGCAGACGTTTGTGCAAACTTAATTTCTGTATAACTCATTTTTCTATCTCCTATAATTTTTTATAAATTAATGATTACTTAGTTTCATCACAGGTAATTTTAACAATACCTTTTGGTAAGACTTCATTTCCCCCTAAACTCGTTTTAGGGAAAATATTCCAGTTCTGTTCGGCAGGAACACGTTCCACGACAACCGTTGGATTCATTTTATATCCATACGCTATTGAACCCATATGCCATGCAAAATTCAGTCTGTTATCATTTGTTTTTGGCAAACCACCTTCAATCATATTACCAAACCAGATAAATTTAAAACCATAAAAACTATCAATCTGACCCTGCACTAAAGTTTTAACGGTATTATAATCACTACTCGTAGTTTCGGTTTCATTCAAAAGACTTTTCTTTTGAGAAGCGTTAGCTGCCCAAAAACGATCTTCTGGTGGAACATTTTGAATATCAAGTAATTCCGCAGCGTCACGAATCTTATCAACAGTTAGATTAGTTGTCCCCACCGCAACAGCATTTGTCGTAGTACTTGCATTTAAAGCATTAATACCGATCTGATCCTGTTTACGATTTAAAGCACTGACTGCCAACATTGAATAAGCACTTCGTACATTTGCATTTGTCTGAAACTTTTCAAAATCATCAATCGGTAGACGAGTAATGAAATCATCAAAAGTAATAATCTTAAAAGCATTATCCGGAATTTGAGAAGCAATCACCGAGTTATAAGCCCCACGATTTTGCATCTGAATTTCTTCTAAGACAGGTATTTTAAAAGCATCCCCTTCTAATCCACGATAGTCAGTAAAAGTACCATCGAGTTTTCTTTTGGTTGCTTGATATTGAATTTTAAATTGATCTAAAAATTGTTGAATAGCAACATCAGTTAAAGACATGAGTATTCTCCTTTGAAAAAATAAAAATATTAAATAGTTTTATCTCTCTATGGAGGGTAGCTCAGAATCAAAACCTCGAGGGCCACCACTAGAAAGAAATTCTAGAATCCGGGCCTTTATAGAAGGGTAGCAGAAACTTTTAATTATCCTACACCCCTAAAATGTATTTTTCAAGATCATTTTATCAAGTTTTTGCCTCAAACTTCTTACTGTAATAATCTTTATAATTCTTATCAAATTCTTGAGTATATTCTGAATCACGGCCATAACGCTTATCCGCCATGCCTGTACGCAACTCTTCTTCATATTTAAAAGTATCCATACTCGAAGAAGGTTGATATTCTGTGGCTGTCACAGAAGCATAACCCGATTTTTGCTTAATTGCTTCAAGTGCAATCACATCATTGGCGGTCTGTGCCCACCGTCCCATCGCCTCTAAAACATGTGGTTCGAAATTCTGTTGTTTTGCCCATTGACTCAAATCAGCGCGCCTTTGTTCAGAATTTTCACCTAATAATTTCTCTTGTTCTGCATAAAATTTGGTATCCTCGTCTGCACTTGCTTGATCATCTTGTGCAGTTAACATAACAAGACCATTTAATAAATCCGAAAATCCATCTTGAGACATATTATTGTCTTTAGCAAATCGGGAAAGCGCTTTAATCACATTATTTTCAGGATCTACCTCATAATCTTTCAAACCTTCTGCTGTCACATTATATTTATATTCTTCAGGTGCTCCTGTAAAAGCCCCTAACTTCTTCCGTAATTCTGGATGGGCGGCAGCTTGATCGGCTACGTATTTGTACTTCTCCTTATTCCACCACGCTGGTGGTTCACCACTTCCTTCTACACCATCAGCCCAATACCATTTTGAATTATCAGGAGTGGAAGAATCGCCCTCACCTACTTCGATAGATGCTCGGTCTGGCGCTTCAAAAACAACCTGACCTTGGGATGAAGAATCGGTTTTGGTACCCGCTCCACTTCCAGATTGCGTTTCTGTGCCGTCCTGCGATGAACTTACTGTACTTGCTGCACTTTGGGAATCACTCAGTAGACTGTCTGGCATTTTCTTCTCCTTTTAGATCTTCTTGATAGTTTGTTTTGTCAATGGTCTTTAAAATGTCATGAATGACTTTATTTTGACCCGCCCGATAGATTGCAGTTGATTCTGCACAATCTATCTCCCAGATAGGAGATTTTAAATAATAATCCACCCATAAGTTTAAAAGCTCTTTTCCCGTTGGATCATTATTAAAAATCTGATAAATAAGATGGTCTATTCTTTCACGTCTTACAGTGTGTGGATTTTTCATAAAATACTGGCGCCTCCTGTGGCAGTCGCTGGCGAACCTTGAGTTCCTGGCGGTGGTGGTTGTTGAGATGATTGATCCTTAGCGTCTTGTTGCTGTTGTGCCGCTTGGGCTATTTCCCCCAATTTTTGTTTGACAGTTTCAGGGCTATTTATTAACTTTTGATCAACATTAAATTTATCCGCAGCCCAGATTGGTATTTCAGTCATCTTAACAGACGGTGCAACAGCAACTTCTGAAAAGTTTTGAATTAAAAATTGTAAATAAGCTTCAAACGCACCTATATCGTCTTTTTTCTGAAGATCCAAAATAGGAGATCTGTAATCTAATCGAATATTTTTATTACCCATTTCAAAAGTTAAAATGCCATTCTTATAAGTAAGATCTTTTAATATTCCCTTTTTGCGTAAGATTCGTGTAATTTTATCAACCAATTCAAATAAACTGTCGATCACTCGAATAATGGAAGCACTGCTTTTTCTTAACCATTGTTGTTCGCGCATATTTATTTCGGTAGCACTGATATTCGGAGTTTTCGGACTGGGTGGTAGGGGATTTGCATTAAATCCGGTTCTGATTTCATCTTGCATTTTATCACTTGATATTTCTAGATTCTGAAGATTTACCTGAATAGGAAGTTGACGAATTGGATCTTTACCACCGAGTGAAGGTTCAATATCAATCACTGAACCAGCCTCTATCTTTCGAGTTGCCTCAAGATCTAATACACCCGTATTATCTCGCAACAAAATTGGAAAAGCCATCAAGTCAGCCACCCGTAATTTTGTTTCAAAATTCTTATTGAGTACTCTGATCTTGGGTAATAAATTTCGTGCTGGCCCACGTCCATAAATCTCCCCAGGAGCTACATTTAATCTAAATCCTATAAAAGGTGAGAATGCTCTAAATTCCTTAAAAATATCTGTTTTATTTTCTTCTAATTGAACATAGTAAAGAAACTTAGCATCGTCGCTATTTTCATAAATAAATATAGCACCTTCAATTACCATCACTTCAGTATCAGGATTTGTTTTAATGGTATTTTGTAAAGAGTCAGAGAGAGTTGCTTTTGGCCATTTGCGTAAAATCTTTCGAGCTTTAATCTTGCGAGCAAACCAAAAATTCTCCATCTCTCCGTTTATTCCAACATCAAATACTATTTCCTTCATCGAAACTGAAACAAATTGAATCGGATTTTTATCATCCCCTTCATTAATAATAAGTACACCCGTACTCACTCCCATATCCTGAAAGGCCATATTAATCGTCGTGGATAAATTAGAATCATCAATAATTCGAAAGACTTTTTTTGTTTGTTCTTGCAGGATCTGTTTAACCTGTTGTTTTTCATCATCAGACAAATTGGGATCATCATCAATTATTTCACCAGAAACATAAGAAAACCATTCAGTATAAGGAGGCATTAATAAACGCTGAAGATTATTAGCAAAATCAACATTCGCTTCGACCGCTGTTGAATCAAATATTTTTAACTCGCCTTGGCGAGGAACAGATTCATCAAAAAAATCATCTTTATCTGGAAGTACAAATCGATAAGCCTCATCTAAATAAGGATTAACCACATCAGCTCGTTTTTTTGCTGATTCGTATTGTTCGTATCGTTCTTTCGATGAAGGTTCTTTTGGTTTAGTCACAATATTACCTTATTCTAATCAGTGTTTATCCAAGTGTCTGCTGTGTACCACCAACCCCAGGCAATAATCCACCCCCTGGACGTGCCCCGCGTCTGATCGCCATAATTCTTTGCTCTGATAATTTTTTAGCCTGCGCTTCTTCTGCTGCCTTCTGTGTTGCTTCTTCAGCTAAAGCAGCATCTTCAGCACTATCGTCGGATGATCCACCCATGTTTTTCTTTCCTCTTTTGTTAATAAATTCATTAAATTACATATTGAATATTTAATATATTTTTCTCATAAGTACTAATTCCGTTTTTTTTCATTTTTATCAGCTTTAAAAATAACTGATACGGTGTTAATGCATTATTTTTCAATCCCACAATGTATTTAACCATTGAAACACAACTCACAACCCGTGGAAAAAATACCTTGAGTATTGCAATGTTGCCGTTTACATGTAAATTCTTCATCATCGTTAACTTAATAATTTTATGAGTTCTAAATTTATTTAGTAAAATTCTCGGTACATTATCCTCTGGTTTAAAAGGCAGTATATCAATTTTTAATTCAGTATAAGTTGGATCAAGCAAAAACCAATTAAACTTATCTCTTGTTAATATCCCGATATGACCAAACCCTTTTTTCATAAAGAATTCAGCGAAAAAATTCTCTCCTTTGTTAAATATCAACCAAAAGTCTTGTGTTAAAGTTGTTAAATCTTGTTTCATATTAATATGACCCAGTATACATTACATACTCTGTGATACATTCTCTGAGTTGCATAAATTAACTACCTGCAAATAAATTATTTTGTTCTCAATTTCCAATCCAGTTTCTAGTTCAGCAACTTTTTTTTCTAGATCAGTTTCTGATTCCAGAATAAGAAAATGGTATTCAGTTTTTTTACCTAAATATCTATTTTCTAAGTCTTTTACTTTTTTTAATAGTTCATTCATACTTCTCAATTAACAGTTAACAGCATTATTTTACAGGTTCAATAATAAACTCTTGAATTGCAGTCATTTGAATAACGGTAATATCCGTGGGTACATCTTCAAATTTAATTTTGAAAAAAGATAATTCGCATTCTTTAGTTAAAAACTCGTTATATTCTTTTTCTTGTTGTTTGAAATTAGCAATTGCTTTACAATTTTCTGGGATTTCTTGAAGTTTTTTTAATTCAATATCAAATTCAACTTTATTATCAATTACAAATTCATTATTTTTTATTAATAGTTGATTGTTTTTATCTTTCTTGGTGTGACTTCTACACAATTCAATTCTTGCAGCATCATAGACTAAAAAATCTTTTTTCGGTTGAATTATCTTTTGAAATGTCGATATTTCTTCCGTAATTACACTCTGATTTTTAGCTAATCCATAAGCAAATTTAATTCCTTTCAGCTGTCCACAATCAGCGATGCCTTTTAAGATACGCGTCAAATCACTATTTTTCATAAAAATACCTTATTTTTTACAGGGTTAGTATAACAATCGTTATCCTAAAAGAAATTAACTAAATTATCAATCAATTTGGCGCAGTCATTAAACTTTCTTTGATCTTTCGCTAAAATATGGCATTTATTCCTCCGGTGTTTCAAAATAACCTTGATCAAGTGCTTCTTGATAAGTAATTTTTGGTAATTCTAAGGTGTCATATTTTCCAAATTTCCAAATATAATCGCCCGAGGTATTTGGGGGTTCAATTGCTTCTGAATATTTTTGTGAATGTTTATTTGGAATGCCTTCAGCTTTACATGCCGAAACTTCCCACCGCGTAAATTCTTCAATTGTTCCTGTATAAAAACTCATCAAAGCCCCCATTTTCTTTCAATATATTGATCCATTCTTTGTCTGTTCGCCTCATTTAACGCTGTTGGCAAAGCAAAATGTTCTGCAATAACAGCACTCGCAAAGTCAAATGTGCCGTTATAAACCGCACCTAAACAAATCCCAATTCTTGCATTAGTCGCTGTTGTTGGAAGGGTTGATACTGTGTCGACAAGAGTCCCGTTATTATAAACTTTCGTTTCATTACCATCCCAAATCAAAACTATGTAAGTGTTTGTACTTAAAGGCCATGCTATTGATGATTCATATTTTTTTGTTGTCGATGTAATACCCATGTGCGGAAGACCGGTCGTGATCGATGTACCAATTTCATAACCATTTCGTATGAATGTGTTACCTGTATCTACAATATGCAAACGAGAACCATTTTCCGACGATCTAAAAACAAGATATACAGTGATAACGCCCGTCAACGTAGGATCACTTACGAATGTTCCTCCCATTGCGCTATTGAATAAACTTGTAAGATTTGTTTTATCAAATGTTACGCCAGGACGCCCATTAAACGAAGTAGGACTATAGATAGGTTGTCTTAGAGCGATGCCTTGCGTTATAGGTTTATTTAAAGTGCCTAAATCATTCCATTGACTGACATTATTTGTCGCATTCAAACCATCCCTCAAGCTCGCGAAATTTGACGCGTCGTACCAAACACCAGCATTATATGCTTTAGGTGAAAAAGAGCCTATCGTGCCGTTTCTAATTGTGCCATTTCTAATTATACCCATAAAGTGCGCCTATGTTAATGCTGTAACTTGAAAACCAATATGTTCAAAATCATATTTCGGCCCACCCGCTGAACTCGTTATCTCAAGTCTTAAATCATCACCTGACGCCATGCTGACTGAACAACCTAAGCAAAATGAACCCGTATCATTAGTGCCCGATAAAAATCTTTTAACAATTCCCTGAGGTACATCAACCCACCCTCCACTGCCAATTTGTTTTTGAATTTTAAGTGTAATTGTTGAATTTCCGCCAGAGTTTGTCGCAACTGTGATATTACATTGAATACCAAAATATTTCGTAATACCTGAATATGACATCTCGCCTGCGGCCGGAGAATCTATTGTCCAAACAGAATTTGCATCAAGATTTTTGGTCAATGGTGCAGCAACAGCGGCAGGCGTAGTTAACCCAGTCCCTGTTGTATATAGGGCTGTGTTATATGCAAAAATCGCACTAGGAATCAGTACTCGCTGATCGCCTGTGATATCTACTTTTGCTAACGGAAGTTTATTACCAAAACCAATGAAACCATTACCGTCTATCCAGCTATCACCGTTTGTATCCCATCTCACTTGCTCAACGGCGGAAGCATCTAAGGAATTTACATAACCATCTGTAGCGCTAACATTTGACGTGATATCTCCTGTGACGAGGAGATCTCTAGCAATATCTACTCTTTGCACACCTCCGCTAAAATTAATATATTGCTCAAGAGAACCTGCTTCCATCACTGATATAGTATGCGTGCTAGTTTCTGCTCCATTGACCGCTGAAACTATATTTATTCTTGTATCGCTATAAGTAACTGCTTGCTGCGTATCACTAAGACCATCTGCTTTTAAAGTTAAAACGAGTCCGAAAGCAGAATCTTGCTGACTTGCAGCAACTATCTGAACCGAATCAAGCACAGCACTACTATAAAAATTATATTGTAATGATCTAAAATTAGAGTGTTTAGTTAAACCATTTAATTCTAAATATAGTTCTGAAGAACCCGCTTCCATCACTGATATTAAATATTGCCCTGACGCTGTACCCGATGTTTCAGCGCCAATTTTCGTATCAACTTGTGAATAAATTACTTGATTTGGTGTTCCCGCATCATCTAGACCGATATATTGATGTGTATTAACAAACTCAGTAGCAGCATTTGAAGCACTTATGGTTTTTTTCATAACCGCGTTAGATAATGATCCTTTGTTGAAACGATATTCGCTTGCAGTAAAATCAGTGTAATCATTTCCACTTTGATGTTTCATAAAAGCCCGAGGACTTGCCGTCGCGATTGCGTACAATGTAACGGTAGAAGTTTCAAAACCTGGCACTACATCTGTGATGACTGCTTCCAAAGATGCAAGATCAATAGTAGGATTTGCGGTGTTTCTAATTGTCAGTTTATCAGTAGTGACGAATTTTTTAGAAGATTTAACTTCTCTAAGTAAACCATCTAATCTGAAATATTCAGTTTGGACAACACCGTTTTCAGTAACATCCATAACATGAATGCCGTCTTCGCTTCCCGCAGTATTTACACCGATGATTGCACGATCCTGATAATAAGCTACTTCTGCTGATGCCGAATTTCTACCAAAAACTTTATCAAAGAAAATTCCGCTTCCTCCTTCAGCATTAAGATTTACTTTATAGTGAAGAAGTGCAATAGTCCCAATGGTATTATCAAATATCCAATCCTCACCCGCAAAAGTTGTTGAGTTAGACGCACCAAAATACGTCATAAACGTTCTTTGTCCGCCTGCACTTAATCCTTTGAAAATCATGCTTGCATGTTCTGACGCTGGAACAGAACCAGTTAAAACTTGACTGATCTCATAACTTTTAGTGCCGCTTGTATTTGCAGGATCTACAGTATAAATATCACCTTGCAGCATATTTAAATTATCACCAGCATTTTGTGGCTTAATGAAATTAGTGCCGGATGGGTCTCTATCCCAAATACTTTCAGCAACAATATCGGATTTTACTTCATTGATTGCTCCAATTATTGCCTTCGAAGTTGTTGTTAATGCAGTGTATGTTTTTGTTTCAGTAATATAGGTTCCTGCTACATCAAGTGTAATTCTATTCGCAGTAGCACCACCGATATCAGTTTCTACTTGCATTATACCTACCGCTGAAGCAGCTAATGTTAAATCATTAATTTTCTTTGCCATTACATTTTCCTCCTATCAAGGATAAGCTGAATCAGCTGTAATCCTTCTGTTTCCGTCTGCATCTATTCGATCATCGCCTATCGCTGTGATCCTATAAATCACAGCGCTCGGTGGAATTCCGCCCGTCTTCTGAAATTCTTCAATATACAAATCCCTATACGGATTTATATACGCCTTTAGATCTGTATATAAAAAATCATATTCCATTAAATTTCCTATGAATAAAACATGATATATAAATCTTGAACGTTTCTTGAAATAACATGCAATGTTTCGCCAAACGTTACTTTCATCTGACTCATATCTTGCATGCCATTTGAATCAACAAATGATCCGACTACCGCTAAAGCTACCGTAGATTTTCCGATTATGTAATGATCTGATCCTGAAATAATCACGCGCGTCGATCCTACGGGTACAACAAAAGTTGCTTCTAAGCCAGCCACCATTAGAATTTTCTTAATTGTATCGGAGATGGGAATAATAAATGTCGGTGTCGATCTTCTATCATGATCAACTACAAATTGAGTTGGCATTATGATTTCCTCTTTTTAACCGCAGGTCTTAATACACGCAAATAAAAACCTGCTTGTTGTTTGGTGAGTGTCGACGCTTTGCTGCCTGCTTTTACGGCTTCTTGCGCAAACGATAAAATACTTTTCCCCGCGCTTTTAGCTTTGCGTGTTAAAGCTCCCGGTCGTTTGATTGCTTTCTGAATGAACTTTTTATCAATTGCCATGGTTTACTCTCCTTTTGCAATTTTTAACTCTGCTTCTAAACGCTCGATAATCTCTCGCAATTCCGTGTTTTCTTCAATTTTGACCATCTGCGCCAGCATTGCCACGTGTTTGCCCCCTTCCTCAATGGGAATTTTTGCATTTCCGATAAGATCAATAATTAAACTCATAAGTTCTTTAATGCTTTTATCATTCGTAAAGCCCTCGATCTCACGTGCTTTTGCGTATTTTGAATAAGAATCCGGGTCAGCACTTTCGAGAATCCGCATTGCAGCTTGCCAGCTTTCTGTTTTTTCGCCAGCTTTTATAACATTTCGTACTTGACTGTGCAAAAATTCTGCACGGGCTTTATTCATCGCTGAAAACATGCGTGAATAGACCGTATCTTCGTCAGCTTCGTCATGCTTTCTGCCTTGAGTGCGCCAATACTCGCCCACTTTGTCGGTAAAACCGCTCAAAAAGAATGCGTTTTTGAAAGGGGCGCCTTCGCGCACGAACATGCAAAGCACTGGAATAACTTTATCTGTGAGCCCCGTTGGCCTAGTCATTTTATGTACAATCTCCCTAACCACACTAAAAAAGCCTTATTAATCATAGATTTAGGAAAGGTTAATCTTTTTCTCAGAAAAATCAAGAGAAAAAACAAAAAATGATAATTACAAATACGACTCTTTAAGCAGCACAATTTCAACAAACATTAAAATATCTGTCAAGAAACCTTGACAACTTCTAAAACTAAGCTATACTTAAGTTGTAGATAAATTAACTTAAGGAGAACGACATGACATTTATAACTAAAAAAGAAGCAATAAAATATTTAGACAGCATATCAAGTATCGTAGAACAAGAAATTGAAGACGAAGAAAACTTCGACAAAAATCTTTTGAAAGATATTCAAACCGTTTTAAACAATCCAGAAAAATATTTTTATGCATACTGGCAAGGAGCGGAAAATAATCCAGAGCTGATATTTGCAGATAGTATTAAAATTTTGATAAAAGAGAGAATGGACGGAATAATTTAATTAAGGAAAACGACATGGAAACAGTAGCAAAGTGCGCCTTATGCAGCAATAGAATAAACATCCAAAATGAAATTCACTATACATTTGATGATGAATATTTATGTAAAGCTCACGGCGAGTATATGCTTGCCGAATTATCAAAGCTAGAAAGAATTGTACCCACCAAAGGAGAGCAACATGAAAATTGATTATAAAAACTTTGACCCAAAAAAACTTGACGCAATAGAAATCGAAGGTATAGATGGAAATGATTATCCAGATTTTAGTGATGCGTATATAACAACTGCGAATTATGACGGAGTAGAATTAAGCGCCGATGAATTGATAGAGCTTTTCGAAGAATTTCCTGGTTACGAAAGTGAGCTTATTCTTGATCGCATGTATTAATCAAGAAAAACCAAACTGACGACGCTAGGCTGGACTCGAACCAGCGACCTGGAAAGTGATCAGTGTTACCCGCTCTAACCAACTGAACTACTAGCGTCATTATTTTTTGATATCTTCCCAAAATGGCATTTTATCAAGTTTTTGTATTCTATGGCAATTAAGACACTTACGATAAATATTGCTATTAGTCACAGCTTCCCAAGCATGTTCAAAGCGAATGTCTTCGCAGCTCTCAAAATTTATACTATCATCAGTTTCACCAAAGCCTTCTGTTTTATATTCATGAAGAAGAAAAACTTTTTCACCATCAATTTTAATTTTCACTTTATAATTCCTTCCGTCGTTCAAACCAATCTGATTCTTTGCCGGATCAGAAAGTGTTTCTAAATATTTCTTATACTCTAACAATAAGGGGTAAAACATAATTCTCCTGTGTTATTTCATTAAACCTATCAAAACTTCCTCGTACAGCAATAATATCTTATAGCCCACTCACATGTGCTCTTTGACAATTTAAGCCGACAGAGGAAAGATTTGAACGCCTCATGGCGTTTTATACGTAACTTTAACTCACTCACTTCTTCACCTTCAAATTCAGCTCTTGATTAACATACTGCAGCGCAAGCTTAGATAGTTTGGGTGGTAATTGCTGTATGTCTTTGTTCGAGGCGATCTTTGGTATGAGATAGATTGCAGCCATTTGTTTTGTAGATGGAGTTAATCCCAATAAAATTAACAACAAGAAAAACGCTGGTGCAAATATTTTAAGCAAAGTCTTTGAAAATTTAATAAGCTTAGATGTGGCCTCAACGTTACCAATCAGGCTACAAATCCCAGCCATTAAAATTATGAAGATTGAGATATTCATTAATACACCTAGAACTATCCGAATATTATCCAACATCAAAACCCAATACACTAACCAATGACTCATTTTAAATTCTCCTCTGTGATTTATATAAATTTTCGATTTCATCTATTCGTTCTTCTAAGTTTTCTAGACTAGCTGATAATGCCTCACCCAATTCTTTCAGTATATTTACTTGGCCTATAACAACGCATAATTGTTCAGTAAATTGTTCAGTAAACTTTTCAGCAAATTCTTTATAAGAATCATCGACGCCCTTAATAATTTGTGCTGATAACTTTTCAATATCTCCCTTCATTTTTTCTTCTCCTCTGTTGTTGAAAACTCAACATATTGTTGAGGCCTCTTTCTCTCATAATCTAAATACTGAAATGATTCTTTGTTAAACCACAATGGTATTGAACCCTCCCACTCACCATTGCGCTGTTTCGTGCAATTAAAAAAACAATCAGGTCGGCCAATATGATTTTCAGGATTTAGTTCTTTTTTCTTATTGCGCCAGATACTAAAACAACTATCCGCTAGATCGGTAATTGTGCCCGTTCCTTTGATGTCTAATTTGCCAGGTGACATTGATTCATCCTGAGCTTTCCTGGGATGAGCAATCAAGTGAATATGGCAATTGAAATAGCTCTTGAAGTTACAGAGCATATCAACAAAGTCTTTTTGCTCGTTGTAATCATCTTCACGCATACCACACTTCATCAGAGAATCAATCAGAAAATATTTAACGCCATACATTTCAACCGCTGTTTGCATAATCGATTGCAGGTAATCTTTTTTGATAGATCCCACATGATCAAGCAGAAAAAGCTTGCCGGTGTAAAAATTAGCAATCGCCTTGATATATTCTTCCGTGGGTTGTGACATACCCGAAATCTGTCGAAACAAACGATTTAATACGCGATCAAGTCGCATCTCTAGCGAGATAATCATAAACTTCTGGTCTTGGTCGATCGTATTTAACGCAATCTGGCCAAGAAACTGTGATTTACCATGGCCGTTTATACCAGACCATATCGATAATTCATCCGGCCTGAAATATATTTTGTTATTAGCTCTTGAGAACCCAGGAGATACGCCTATTTCTGCGATATCTTTCGGGTAGAACGAGTTAATGATTGGCTTTATTAATTCATCAGGCGATACAATCTCTTCTCTACGCTCCTGTCCGAGCGTTCCATCGATGGCCATCTTTGTAAAATATTCAACACTTACACCAAGGTCTATGGCCAATGCTCGCGCTTTTTCTATTCCTTGTTCACTCATCATTTACCTCCAAAACTTCCCCGCACAGATATAATATCTTACAGCCCACTCACGTGTGCTCTTTGACAATTTAAGCCGACAGAGGAAAGATTTGAACGCCTCATGGCGTTTCATACGTAACTTTAACTCACTCATTATTTATCTCCTTATAAATTTGATATTCTCATTTGTTCGTCAACATAAGCAATCGACTTATCCTCTTCTTCCATACTCTTAGTTTTTTTAGGTGGATCAAACTTTATCGCATTTCTGCACCACGTTCTGAATGCTCTGTCAAAATCCAGGAAGAGTGTACCTTTCGAGATATGAAAATCTTTGAACGCTTGTATTTCATTTCCTATCTTTAAGCTTGGGTATTTATTGGCCACTTCAACAATTAAATTATTATTTGGCTCAAAGTCTTCTGGCACCTGAGACTTACGTTTTCTTTTTTTTGGAGCCGAAGGCGGTAATAAATCAGGATCAGGATCAGGATCAGGAACACGATAAGGATCACGATCACTATCAGGAGGGTTACCAGAATAACCATCTGGGTTTTCTGGGTTATCTTGGGAACCCAAAGAACCCACTGGGTTATTAGGAGGTCTTCCTCCTTGACTCCCGTTAAGCTTGTTTCTATCACATATCTTTTGATATTTTTCAATATTTCGTTCAATTGATTGTCGGATAGGAATAAATGCCATGTTCAATAATCTATCATCAAATGAGATTTTTTCTCCTCGAACCATGTCATACAACCCTTTAAGTAATTTTCCTGCTTGCTCATCTGACAGCAGGTCAACGGTTTGCTCTTGTTCTAAAAAAAGGATAAAACTATCTTTCACTAAAAATCTCCGACTTCTGTTTGACAAGTAATAAAACGTAGTATATAGTTACCAACTATGAAATACAAGCCTTTTAGATTAATCAGAACACAAGTTCTTCTTGATCCAAAAACAATCAAGAAGAGTAAAAAACAAGCAAAGAAAGCAAACCTTTCCTTGAGCGCTTACTTGCGCATATTGATTGAAAATAGGCTGGCGAATAATAAATGACAAAATTAACCCTACAAATGAAAAAAGAAATTTCTTTACAACCAACAATTTCTGACGTAATGCGTGCTGGTTATAATTTCCTTCAAGATAAATTATACGATCATGACGCACAATT